ATTTAACATTAATCCATTGAGCTGGAGAAAAAGGAAAAAGAAATAATGGATTTTATGGCAGTATACGCAGAAGCAGGTATGATTGGAGTAGTAGGCTTTATGTTCGTGTATTTAGTAATAACCATGTCTAAGAAGTCTGAAGCACAACAAGAGTCATTAAGAAAATTAGAGATAGAAAACAGAGGTCAGTCTGAAACTATTGAAAATATGGAAGGCATATTGTTAAAGCTTATATCAAGGTGGAATGAGTCAGATGCTGTAAGAGATAGGCGTTATGAATCTATGATGGAGTCTATGTCAGATTTAGAAAAACAACTCTCAAGAATGGATGGAATTATGTCTAGAATGAATGGGAATAGTAAGTAATGGATAGCTTAAAAGTATCTGGAGCTAGTTTTGCAAGTCAAGCTATAGTCTTTATGGATATGTTACCATACTTTTTAGGTATTGCAATAGCTGTAATGAACATAGTGTATTTATATTATAAAATAAGAAATGAAAAGGAGTCGTAGATGTTAGGAAAAGTAGTAGCTCAGTATTTATTAGACGATGAAGTTAAAGCTGATTTAATTGCGTCTGTTAATAAATCTATTAATGTACCAATGATAAACGAAAAGACAGAGGCTAAAATATTAGAAGCTATCTGGGAATTATTTGAAATGGCAATTAAAAAAAAGTTGGGGGTTTAGATGACACATTCGATAGTAAGCTTAATCATAATGTCTTCTTTGCATGGACAACCACTAGACAATGATAAGTATATTGTTCAGTATTCTATGATGGAAGATGTAAAGAAAAAGAAAAAGAAAGGCAAGAAGATTGGTGGGAGTAAAGGTAAGAAGTCTAAGAAAGGTTTCTTCTCTAAAATCTTTGGCTCTAAGTAATGGCTAAAACTCCAGCTTGGCAACGCAAAGCAGGCAAGAACCCTAAGGGAGGCTTAAATGCTAAAGGAAGAAAGAGCTATAAGGGAGGTACTTTAAAAGCTCCAGTTAAGTCTGGAGATAACCCAAGAAGAGCTAGTTTCCTTGCTAGGATGGGCGGTATGCCCGGGGCAGAAAAGAAAGATGGGAAGCCTACTAGATTGCTACTTTCTTTAAGAGCTTGGGGTGCTAGTTCTAAAGCAGACGCTAAGAAGAAAGCTGCTGGCATTAGCAAAAGAAACAAAGCTAAGAAAGGAAAGAAGAAATGAATAAGAAAGTTAAAGCTCCTGCTGGTTATCATTGGATGAAATCTGGTAGTAACTACAAGTTAATGAAGCATAGTGGTAAGTTCAAGGCTCACAGAGGTGCAAGCGTAATGGCTGATTTTAAAGTTCAGATGAAACACGCATCTCCTAAAAAAAAGAGAGGTAAGTAATGCCAAAGAAAAAGAAAGGTTTATATGCCAACATACACGCTAAGAAGAAAAGAATTAAAGCTGGTAGTGGCGAAAAGATGAGGAAGAAAGGAGCTAAGGGAGCACCAACAGCTAAGAACTTTAAACAAGCAGCTAAGACCGCTAAGAAAAGAAAGAAGAAATAATGCCTAGATTCGGTAAGACAAGCAAAGCAAGACTTAAGGGTGTAGACTCTAGGTTAGTCAATGTTCTTAATGAGCTTATTAAAATAATGGATGTTACTATTATTGAAGGGTTGCGTAGCGAAGAACGACAGAAAGAATTGCTAGCCAAAGGAGCTACTAAAGTTAAGTACTCAAGACACATGGAAGGAAAGGCTGTAGACTTAGCTCCCTACCCAATAGATTGGAAAAACAGAGATGGGTTTCATTATATGGGTGGCATGATTAGAGGTATTGCAAAACAACTAGGTCTTAAGGTAAGGTGGGGAGGAGATTGGGATTCTGATGGAGATGTTAAAGACAATGGCTTTGACGATTTAGTTCACATAGAGATAAGAGACTAATGCCTAAAGCGTTTTTAAATATTGATGATTTTGGCAGAGGTATAAATACTGTTAAGAATCCAAGAGATTTATCTATAGGCGAGGCAGTTGAAATAGAAAACTTTGACTTGTCTAATAGAGGAGAGCTAAGACCAAGAGGTTTATTTAAAACTGCAACAGATGGTAGTGCGGTTACTTTGCAATCTAATACAGTCCCAAAACATACAGCGTCTATTAATTCCGGTCATGGTTTATTTTATTTTGAGGCAGATGACCCAGCAACCGCAAGAGGTGTTTCCATAACAGGAAATGGAAGTACTGGAGTTATAGCAGATGGGCCAGATGGTAGTGGAAAATATGTTTTAATATTTTACGATAGTAATAAAATATTTATAAATGAAGCAAGTACTTTTTGGGCAGCCAATAATTTAGATGGTGGCAATACTAATAATAAAGCTATTATAAGAATAAGTGGAAGTGTTTCTAATGATGGTATATACAATGTTACTGGAGGTGCAAGTTTTGGTGCTCGTGTTGGAAATTTTCAAACATCTGCTGATTTTTCAGATGGAACTTGTGATACTGCAAGTGGCTCTGATTTAGTAAATCATAATGTAAATTCAAATATTGCTAGTTTATCCGTAGGGAGGGTTATTACTGGAACTGGAATACCAAACGATACAACTGTTGTAAGTATAATTTCATCTACTAGATTTAGAATATCTAATAATGCTACAGCAGATGGAACAAATGTAGAATTAACTTTTAAAACGCATTTAAATTCAGTTACAATGAATGGTTGTATCTTAAATGTAAAAGAAAGTCAATTTGTTACTGAGCAAGTTGGTAATGGAGTTACTGTAAGTATAGGGTTGGAAGGCTTTGTAGGAGATAACTTCTTAGCGTTAGGAAACACAGATGATAATAAAATAGATATATACTCAGATTCCTCAGATGCTTTTACTCCAGATGCAATATCGCAAATATATCTTGATGAAGATGGAGACATAGACAGCAATCCTAAATTTAATTTTTATTACGCAGATAATATATTAAGAACTTCTGATGGTAATTTACAAAATAGAGCTAAAACAAGATGGTATGGAAAAATAAATAATAGGCAACAATTTAATTATATTGAGCAAGATAGTGGAACTGGAGATTTAGTATCTGCATCTAATATAACAAAAACTATATCTCAATCAATAGAAAGTGCATTTTATGAAGAAGAAAATGATTTAGCTTCTCCAACTAGTGCACCCTTTACAGCGTCTGGTAGTGTTGATGGTTCTGCTGAGTTTCCAACTCAAGGAGCTGGATGGGGATTAAGTGTTGCAGAGGGAACAGCGGATGGTTCTTGGGAAAGTAAAACATATGAATTTGCATGTTCTTTTATATATGACAAAAATCAAGAATCCTTATTAAGAATTTTTAATACAGATGCTACTGGTACTACAAAAGCGACCTTTACAAATACTACTGGATTTAAAGAGTTAATATTTAATGTATTTGCAGAGCAAAAGTTATTAGCTGATAGTGGTGCAAATATTAATGAGTCGGGTGGTTATGGAGCAGGGGTTTCTTCTTTTACTGTAGATGGAACTTCTCCAAATGATAACTATAATATTGGAGATGTTGTTCTTGACCAGTATAATAGAAAAATTGGGCATGTAAAAACTCTTACCGGGGTTTCAATTAATTTTAGAGAACCTACATTAGTAGGAATAGCTGATGACGATAATTTGTATTTTAACGCTGCTTATGCAAATAGAATTACTGGTGGTAGGATTTATATAAGAGAAGCAGGAACTAATGAAGATTGGTCAATGATTGCAGATATAGATATAACAAAGGGAGTAAGGGCTAGTTTTGCCGGAGAGTATTTACCTTGGGTGCAAGATGATTCATCTTCTCAAGAATTTAGAATTACTTCGAGTACTGCAAATTCAAACAGAGGTACAGATTACTGGAGACTGTCTTTAACAGATTCAAACTTAGATACCTATTCAAGTATTAATGGATTTTCTCAATCAACAACTCAAATAGCATTTGGAAAAGCTGGCTCTGGTTTTAAAACTGCAATTATTTGCAATAGAAGAGCTTTTGTAGCAAATATAAAATATGACGAAGGAGATTCTGATGTTGAAGTTGAAGAGTTTCAACACTTTGGAGATAGAATTATGTTTAGCGAAATTGGTAAATATGATACTTTTCCAAACTCAAATTCTATAGATGTTACAAAAGGAGATGGAGAAGATTATGTTAAGCTAGAAACCTATTCAGACAGATTACTTGCTTACAAACAAAGAACTTTACAAATATTAAATGTAGCATCTCCCTCTCCGTCTAATTGGTTTTTAGAAGATACTGTGCAATTTGCTGGTATAGCAAATCCATATTCTATATGTAAAGGAGAAGATGGAGTTGTTTGGGCAAATTTAAATGGTTTGTTTTTATACAATGGTGGAGAGGTTAGAAATTTAGTAGAAGGAAAAATAAGTGCAAGTGATTGGGCTACTTTTTGTGCAGACAAAGAAATGGTGTTAGGATATGAGCCAAAAGAAGACCAAATTATAATAGTTGACAAAGCATCAGTTGCATTACACGCATATATTTATAATTTAAAAACAAATTCTTTTTCTTATGGTAAGTATTTAGCTCCTAATTCAAGTGGTTCTTTTACTCCAACTATTACTAATTTTGTTAATACAAGTAAAGGTCAATTAATATCTGCTTACGATACTAGGTCTACTGACCTAGGGGGAACTAATACAATCCATTTTACAGAATGGGATGAAAGCCCTACTACTTTTGGTCATTATAAACTTACAACTCCAGATTTTAATTTCAATTCTCCTTCTACAATTAAAAAGATTTATAAAATATACATTCATTATAGAAGCACTTCAGATGTTACAGTAACAGCAGCGATGGTTTATTATCAAGTAAATCAAAATAATACTTGGACTGCTTTTAATGCTGGTAGTATGGCTAGGTCTGAATCAAGTGGAGCTGGTTATGATATAGCTGTATTTACACCGTCAGCTACTTTTGAATGTCAAAGCGTTGCTATTAAAATAGAGCCTACAGTTACTACAGGGCTTTATATAAATGATATTCAAATTGAATACAGAAATGTTAGGAAGAGAGTTAGTTAATGTCTAGAAACATAAGAAGATTAATTAATTCAGTTGAGCAACCTCAAACTTTTAGCGATGGTGCACCAGCATCTTCTTTACAAGAAGGTGGAACACTAGTATCTTTAGATAAAGGTAGACTTGCAGTTAGGAGAAAGCATAAAGGTATTGTGTTTAAATCTACTATGTCTCGTGACGGTAATGAAATTATTGACAAGAAGTTAACTACTAATGAGTTAGAATATAAAAGAAAATTTGTAGATTATAGAACTTTTATACATAATTTTGATGACGATTTACCAGCCTCAAAAATATATATGCCTTGGCAAGGTACTGGAGAACAATCAACTTCTTCTAGTCCAACTACTGCTTATCTAACTCCTTTTAAAATGATTTGTGAAAAGTTAATAGTTAGGTTTGAAGCATCAGACCTTACAGTAAATATAACATTTGGAGTTGAAAGAAAAGACAATGGAGACAATACAGCAGATGTTGTAGCAACATATAACTACACAAGTTCTTTTGTAAATAATACCGTAGCAGTTATTAATAATTCTGATTGGAGTGCTTCTCCTGTTATTCCTGCAAACGGTTTAGCGTCACTTACTATTACAGCAGCAAGTACTGATTTAACTGATGGAGACACTTATAACTTCTTTGTAACATCAGTTTGGAAAACATTTATAGAAATTTAAAGGATATAATTATGTCATACGATAAAGGTAAAACAATAAAAGAATATATGCAAGGTGGCTATGCCCAACCTATGGAGTATGCTAATGGTGGTTATATCCCCGGAGTATCTAGAGCTTTGTATAGTGCTGGTCTTAATAGAAAAGTAGGTATAGCACAAGATGAGCAAAGAGAACAGGCTAAGGCTTTAGAAAAACAAGGTAAAAGAAGAGGTTTGTTTAGTAAATTAGGAAGCTTAGGTGGTACTGCTCTTGGTGGAATAGCAGCAGGGGCACTTACTGGATTAACAGGCCCAT